CGCTGTGATATGACCATCTCCTCCTCCTCCTTTTCCACCAGTACCATCTGTTGACCCGCCTTGTTCTCCTCCAGCACCACCACCACCAGCAAACCATCCGTCATCACCTAAAGATGTGCCGTATTTATCTCCAAAATATCTACCTATACCACCATCTCCACCACTAACACTATCGCTTAATGAGTCTCCTCCTTCTCCGCCAGCACCTCCACCTCCTCCTCCATTATAAGAAGAATTAGGGGTATTTCCATCTCCTCCTTTATTTCCTTGACCCGCTGTTCCATTAGCTCCAGCAGCACCATTGTGACCACCTCCTCCAGAACCGCCAGTTGCAGCATACTTTGGTGGATATTGACCTCCTCTACCTCCTCCTGTACTTGTAGTCCCTAAAAAAGAACTGTCGCTACCATTTCCAGCTCCGCTACCATTTCCAACACCAGCAGCACCTCCAGCACCTACAACTACATTATAAGTCCCAGTAGCTATAGTAACATTACCAGCTCCAGTTAATAATCCTCCAGCCCCTCCAGCACCAGAATCTCTTGATCCTCCACCACCTCCTCCAGCAACAACTAAATATTCAACATCTAATCCATCAGTAGGATAGGTCTTCTTACTAGCAGCATCTAAGCAAAATACGAGTCCATTATCATTAATTTTAGGTCCATACTTATTTGCCATTATAATCCAAACCTCCCTTTAGTAGCATTATAATTATCTAAAACTTCATCTGATCTTAGTATCTTATTATACAACTTAAACACAGCTAGATCCATTTGTGTATACCCGATAGGAAAACTAGAATAAGTATCTCTGAAATAAGCTATATAATATTTATGACTAGAGCTTACGACCACACCAGCTTGACTACTAGTAGAAAAATTGCCATTTTCTAAAACACCATCAACATATAGATTCATAATTTGGCCCACATAATCATAGGTCCAAACTAAATGATGCCATTCTCCGTCGTTGATATTCGATGTACCGGATGGGTCTGTAGTACCCCATCCATGCATTCTAAACTTATTTTCTTCAATTCCAAGCCAAACTCTATTACTGGTAGAACCATTGATAAAATAAGATAATATAGGAACTCTTGTGTTACCAGTAGCGTTATAGTTACCTGTAATCCTAGCCCATAAAACTACGGTTCTAGTGTTGGTTTGTGTAAAAGTAGTAGGAACTTCGATATATTGATTGCTTCCGTCAAAACTAAAATAGCCCTTATTACCAGTTTTGTAATCGCTTGCACCCATATTTTTTAAGATACTAACAGTCTTACTAGTACTTAAACCATCAACAGCTTCATCAAGAACAAAACTACCACTACTAGTAAAAGTATGAATTGTATATCCATTTTTATAAACTATTGAATCTCCACCTGTAGCTTTTTGTTTTCCTCTGTATCTAAACATTACTATACCAGAACCACCATTTCCTCCAAATGTAGCCCTGGTGCTGTAAGTACCTCCTCCACCTCCACCTCCTCCAGTATTAGTTCCTCCAGCAGTACCATCTTGATTAATTATTCCTCCTTTTCCTCCTCCTCCTAAACCACCAGAAGGATCTCCTCTTAATCCTCCGGTTCCTCCTCCTCCAGCATAGTATGCCCATATATAATCTATTTTAGCCACTCTTCCTCTCGCTCCAGGTATACTAGATAAATTACCAACAGCAAGAGTCCCATCAAGACCAGCTTCTCCAGCACCACCGCCACTACCGCCTCTATACGACGCAGTACCATCTCCACCATCATTTCCCTGTCCAGGTACTCCAGAGCCACCAATACCATGAGGAACAGCATTATTGCCGTATCCACCACCGCCAGAACCACCATCCAATCCATCTTGAATAGTCTTACATCCAGCACCGCCACCGCCATATGCAATTAAAGAAGCACCAATTTGACTATCTCCACCATTTGACCCTCTTGATCCACTACTATTAGTACCTCTTCCACCACCAGCACCAACAGTAACGGTATGAGTTCCAGCAGTTAACTTAGTAGAATTTAAAAGAAAGCCACCAGCACCGCCACCAACACCATCTCCCCAACCGCTACCGCCGCCACCGCCAGCAACAATAAGATATTCAATCCTTAATCCTTCAGGATCATATCCCTTATCACTCACAGCACCAGCAGCATCTAGATTAAATACTAATCCATCTGATACAATCTTTGGACCACCTTTTACACTCATATGGAGAGCTCCTTACTATGGTGTGCCCCCGTCGATCAAGAAGTATTCTAGTCTAGTTGTTGGTGTAGTGCTACCTGAAGACGTACCTAGTAACTTATTATTACTAGCATCAAATCTAATATTAACATTAGTTTTAAGTGACTGATCACCGGTAGCATTATTCGCAAATGTAAGATAGTTGTCAGTATCGGATGCCTCATTAGATAGTGTTACTGTACCAGCGCCCTCAACAGTAGTGCTAATTTGAATATTTGCACTTCCATCAAAGAGACCACTACCAACAACATCTCCAGTAAGCTCGATATATCTTGCTGTAGCAAGCTTTGAGGCTGTACTAGCATTACCAGCTAGACTTGCAGTAATAGTGCCAGCACTAAAGTTTCCGCTAGAGTCTCTGCTTACAATAGTATCTGCTGTGTTAGCTGGAGTAGCATTACTTGTAATTGTTGGCTTTTGAGCTTCTCCGCTAGTAATATCAATAGATAAACCTGTACCAGAAACATTTACGCTTTCTACATAATCTCCAGTAGTGTCTCCACTAAGGGCAACGCTATTAGGCTGAACACCACCAACAGTAATACTACTGATATTAATTGTTGGATCACCGCTAAGATCTGTCCATGTGTATGATCCTGAACCTGTTACGTCTCCAGTAAGATTTACAGTAATAACAGGATCGGGAAAATTCGTGAAATTATTCCAATTAAGATAGTGTGAGCCATGTTGTCCGTCCAAAAGATCAGCATTTAGGTTTGTAACAAGTCCTGTTGAAGCAACTTCTAGTGGAGCTGTTGGACTCGATACCGTAGAAATGAATCTATTTGCTTGTAGGTTTTCAGACCCAACTTCCCATCTACCATCAACTTTATCCCAAACCAATTGCTTGTAGTTGGTAGTACCACTTTCTCTAACCTCAAGACCACCAGTAGGAAGACCACTGGTATTTACTCGGATAATATTGTCACCAATTTCTACAACAGTAGAATTAACTGTGGTTGTAGTACCAGCCACAGTAAGATCACCACCAACTGTTACGTTTCCTGTGCTTGTAAGAGTTGTTACATCAATATGTCCAGCAGTAACTGTTCCAGTAGCTGTGACATTTGGAGATGTTAAAAGATTTGTAGCAGCATTATAGGAGAGATCTCCATCTGTTCTTACAGTTTCATTAGTGGCAGATCCGTTATTTGAATCTACAAATGTTAAATAATGAGCTCCGGTATTATTCGCACTAACAGTTTTAACTTGATCGGCACTAGAAATATTACCAACAACAGTACCAACTGTAAGAGTATTAGTGCTTGGATTATATGACAGATCGGTATCTGTTTCTATTCCCTGTGTTCCAGTAGCATCATCTACAAAAGTAAGATAAACCGTTTCGTTTGTGCTATTATTAGCAGTAACTGTTACATTGGTTGCTTCTGTAGCTGTATCCGCATTTCCTGTTACATCACCAACAAGATCACCAGAGAAAGTAACTGCTGTTACAACATTAAAATCTCCAATATTCTTACTTCCGTCTACAACTACTGCGTCACCAGCACTAACAGTACCTGGAGTAACTCCATCCAGAACATTAAGTTCGCTGGCAGTAGCAGTTAAATTAGCACTAAGGTCTTCTAATGTGCCTGTGACGCCTATGGTGAGGCTATTTAAGCCACTATTATAAATAAATCCTATTCCTGTGCCTTCTACTAATACCGTGTCTACATTGTCAGGAATAGAGCCTGAAATAGCAGTGTCCCAGTCTGTGATTAAGGTATGTGGAATACCTGTAACTGCAACAGATAGCTCATTCGCTCCATCATTATAGTTCCACCCCACACCAGTATTATTAACCAAGAAGCCTGCTCCAGCGCCACTTCCAACTGTGTCTTGAACAGCCTCAGTCCAATCGTTCACAAGAGTATGAGCAATTCCTGTAACACTAACGGTATAAACATTATTGTTATTTTCTGTGCTTGTAGAAACTCCGATACCTGTACTCTCATCAACCCTTAGTGCCATGCCAGTAACACTAACTGTTGTAAAGCCCGTACCATCGTTATAGTCTTTATTTATTCCAAAACCACCAAGAATACCACTATTTCCAATAATATCCTGAACACCTTCAACATTAATAGCTCCACTAGATTGAGCGATAAAGTTGTCTAACCAATCTGTGTCAATATACCAAGTCGCACTTGATTGATCATCAGCAAAATCAATATTAACACCAGAACCACTAACACCAGAATAACTAATAAAGTTACCAGAATTTAATGGCACAGATGTGTAATCTAGGGTTGTCCAGGCCGTTTGGCCATCACCGACCTTAAACTTACCAGTATTTGTCTCGTAACCAATCTCACCAGCGTATAGAGTTGGATTAACGCTTGTCCATAGTTCTCCACTTCCTCTTCTTACTTGTAGTCTTGTATTTACTGGCATTTTCTATCTCCGTTTTAAATTAAGGTGTGCCGCAGTCTATTTCATAGTCATCTATAAATTCACTAAGATAATTATCTAAACCACTAATATATGTAACAGGAATATTGTCTGGTAAATCGCTAACTAGAAGCGGTTTGGTGCAAGTATCTATCTCCAAATAAACATTATTTAAATCAGCCCCAATAGTACTTTCTATTTCAACGTAATATTGTTGAGATTCTTGTATATCAACATGATAGTGGCAACATTCTTCCATTTCAACAACTCATATTATTTGAAGATAAACTAAATCTTTTAATGATATTTATATTACCATATATTAATCTTGTAGTATATTTACCTCCACCGCTATAAATGTCATCTGGGCTCTGAAGTTCTAAATCATATCTCGCTTTTTTAAAAGTCCAAATATTTGTTGTTTCTGCTGGAATAAGAAGCGTTATCTTGCCGTTTGGACCATCAATACTAAATTTATATACACTATAATCTAAATTCGTTGTATCAAAAACTAAAGTTGTATTGTTGCTGGTTTTCATTGTGAGTCTAGCACACCAGTTTGTAAGATCTATCACATTTTTGTCTTTGTCTTTATATACTAGTGTCATCTTAAAAGACGAACCTTGTTCGATATTGAAGTCATATTGGGTGGCTGGCATAGTCTTTCCCCTATGTTTAAATAATTACAGTATTTATATACACCTAAAAAAAAAGGCCGGCACAAGGCCAGCCTTTCTTTTTGTAGTGAACGGTAATTCTTAGAATGAACCCAAGATTACTCTACGGTTATCTAGGACAGCAAAGCCTTGCTCTGCCCATCCATAGTAGCCAGCTCTCTTTTGACGATGTAGTGATTCGTCTTCGAAGATCTGTACCTGCTCACGAACTGGCATGATAAAGCTATCACGCTTGCTGAGGTCAAGACCAACTACAACTTCAACGTCTGTTCCTGGCATTGATCCACCAAGAACATTTTCGAAATATAGCTGATACTCCTGGCCTTCACCAAGTTCATCTAGAGCATGTAGATTGATACCGAATACTCTGGTTAATGAACCTGCACCGTCGTTAGCAACATAGATTTCTCTACGAGTAACTTCATCAACCTGATCGACACCCCAGTTGCGAATATCTTCAAGAGCTTCTGGTGAAAGATATAGGTCAGTTAGTTGGGCACGATTGTTGCTAGTGCTGTTACCGCCACCGTTACGACGCATAACAGTTTTCATAAGAGAAACGAGCCTCTTTGTAAATTGACCCGCACCTGCATCGCTGTCATAAACAACGATATTACGGTCAACGCTAGCAGCTAGCATTGTGTGCCAACCATCATCACTCATCTTCTTAACGAAACCAGCCTCAAGAACTTCCATAGCACGACCGACAACATCCCAGCGGGCGTCACGAGCATACTTTAGAAGATAATCGATTGAGTTGCCAATGTCATAGGTTGGAACCATGACATAATCACTCTCAATATGGCGTTGTGGAATATAGCCATGATTAGGAATGGTATAGGCGACAAAATCTTTTTCAGTACCTGGAGCTAGAAAATCAAGAGGAAATTCTGGAGCAGCGCCTGGTTGTAGAACCACGGTTTCGAAAATGCCGTCTAGGATATCACCATTGAGAACGCCTTGACGTAATGGTAATTCTAGAGCTTTTGCAAATTCTGTGCCGGCTGCAACAGCTTCATCTTTGTTAGCGGAACCAGAGCGTCTTAGAAGATCTGTAAGCTCTGGTGTTGGTTCAAATCTGTTAGACATATTTAATTCTCCCTTATTCTAAAATTATGTAATGTTGATGTCTACTTTAACATAACCGTCAGCATCATAGTCGCTTAGGAAACGACCAACTTGAACGCTATTAGTGCTGCTAGTTGTAAGAGCACCATTGGCGCCATAATAAGCAACATCGCCAGCGCTAATGTTAAGACCTGTTGCAACAACGTCTGTTACTACTGTACCTTGACGAAGTAATGTAACTTTACTTCCCTTTTGAACTTCGTCTTTATAAAAGTTAATGTGCTGTCTTGTTAGATCTAGATCAACAACATCACATAGTAGTAAACCCGCTGGATTTGTTCCAGACGGATCTGAGGCATATTCAACAACAGCATTGGCATCGTCCATTGCTGCTCCTGAACCTGCGGTGGAATGTACTACAACACCACCACGTTCGCCTGTTTCATTCATGAAGAATGAGATGTCTGTGTATGCTTCTACACGATCTGGTTTTAAAGCCATGTTTAATCTCCCTTACTTATTAGGTGTTTTACCGAGTCTACTATATACAAAATCAACTAAAGCTGCTCTTGTGTTTTCTAGTTCATTAACTTCTTCACTAGCAACGCTAAGATCAGGCTCTTCTGAAGGTTCAGCTGTTTCAAGAGCTTCTGAAATATCTTCAGATTCTGAAGCCATCTTCTTCTTCATCATCATTGCCTCTTCGTCCTTTTTCTTCATGTCTTCATCTTTCTTCTTCATCATAGCGAGAAGTGAAACCATGTTTTCAAAGGATTCGTCGTCTAGTGATTCAAACTTTTCAACATTTGAAGTTGCTGATTCTTCATCAAGACCAGCTTCGAGAAGAGAAGCTTTGCGTTTCATCATAGCTTCCTTCTTCTTCATCTCTTCTTCTTTAGACTTATAGGCAGCGAGAACTTCGTTTGCAGCATCAAGTTCTGCCTTCATCTTTTCCATTTCGTCTTTCTTCTTCTTCATGTCTTCATCAGACATCTTAGCAGCTTCTTCTTTTTCAGTTAATGCGGTTTCTAAAGCAGTCTTGGTTTCGGCGTGAGCAACACGCTCTGCGTCAAGAGCTGCTTCTAGCTCGGAGGCCTGAGCCTTTACTGTTTCAACAGAAGCGTAAGCTTCCTTTACCATTTCTGAACAATCACTCATAGCTTCTCCCTTTTCTGTTGGGTTAGTTGCTTCGGAATTCATATTTGCCTCCTTATTTTGGGCTTGACTAGAAAATACACCTTGTTCATTAAAATTATCTTTTTTTTCTTGAGAAGAATAAGTATTTTCAAACTTGAAATCTTCTTTATCGAAAATTATACTCTCTGGATTTGCAGGTCGATCAACAAATCCCTTACCGCTAAAGGTAATGTTTCTTAAAACTCTACCTATCTTATAGTTTTCATGTTCTCCAATCCCACCATAAGACCTTAAGTGTTTTGTTAGGAATGCTGTCTCTTCATTCCTTGCTAATACTTTAAATTCTCCTGTGCTCTTATCTGTTAAGCCATAATCAAATCCATTGAAAAAACATTCCATACTTACATATTTAGTTCCTTCTTCGATTTCCGCAATAAGTTGATTTGCTCTACCGCTTAATTCTGGATCTGTAAATCCTTTGTAAATTACTGATGCAGTTAATATGTGGAATCTTTCGGGGAGATTTTCAACTGGAGTTTCTGGGTGAATATAAATCCCATCTTCTGTTATAGGCCAATTTGCTGTGATGTGTCCAACTATTTCTGTCTCTCTATGTTCTAGATTTGTTGGCTTGTGTATTGGTGTGTCTTTGGCTGCCCAAACTTCTTCTTTGTCGAAGATATCATCATTTTTATTCCAGTCTGTGGTAACCAATATAGACTGTGTATAATAGAGATCTTTATCGTTAACTCCAGCCTGAGCTTTTATTCTTTTCTTTTGTGATGCAGATAGTGTGTTTTCAGATCCCTTCTCTGCTATTGTGGCAAATGTTATAGACGCAGAAGCTTTGATTTGTTCTTCTAGACCGTCTTCGATTTCAGCTTTATAAATATTCATAATTTTCTTCCGTTATGAGAAATAGTTAGAATAATTTTATTTACACCATAGAATAAAAATAAGCTTTCGTATATTTTAGTTCTTCAGCTGTCATTGTTCTGTTTAGTTCTCTGTTCATAGACTCTATAAAAGATAAACAACTTATTTGTCTTTTTTTATTTTCAATACTATTAATAGTATTGAGTTTACTTAAAACTACTTCGTCTGTCACTTGTGCGTTTGGCTCTAGAGATAAGAATATCTTCGTTTTTGTTTCATCTGCTTCTTGATATTCTTCTGAAGATAAGCTTCTCATATTCTTTTTAGAGTAGAAGTCAAGAAGATGGGGATTCATTATATCTGAAATCTTCTCCTGAGCCTCAAGTCCCCATATTACAATAGAAGCATTTTGAGGAATACCGGTTTGTGGCTTAAACTCTCTTTGCTTTCTTTGTTCTGTGTCATTAGAATTCATTGGCCTTCCCTCTCCAGGAACACCTTTGGGTGGTTGGCTTTTGATCTTTTCTATTTCAGATTCTGTTTTAACTTCAACAATAGTTTTCTCTCCAGGAAGTCTTTCTTTAAGGTCTAATTCTACTTGACTTGGAGTAGCAAGACCCATCTGAAGAGCAATCTTTCTTAATCCATTCTCAAAAGTTCCGCCATCATAATAAGGACCAGCCTTAGGTGACATTCTTCCACCGTCTCTTTGTTTTTCTTCATTTTTAATTCTTGATTTTTCCATCGTGGTATTAATACCAAATACTGTTTGTAGATATTCGTCACTTATTATATTTCTATCTGCTAGCTGGAGCAACAAAGCTTTTTCTGCTTCTTCATTACTAAGATCCATTCTATCAAATTCAATCACTGCTGGCTCTTTAAATCCCATAGCTTTTTGAATCATAGAAATTTCATGATTCCAGAATTCTAACAATACCCTTCTTCCGTATTGTAGTCTTTGTGTAAGAGTTTTTAAGCTAATAAAATTATTGGTTGTTCCAGCAGCACCATAGGTTCCGGTAAGGGTTGGAGGGATACCCAAACCAGCATAAATGCTGTTAAGATGTGGGGTATATTTAGCCTCTCCTAAAAACTGATGAACGCTGGTTTTACTCTCAATAAGCTCGATATCTGGACCCCATACTAGGTCCATTGTTCCTCCACCAACATTATTCTGTAGGATATTACTAAGTTTGCTAGCAGCCGCTGGTGTTGGAGCAATCTTGTGGTCTAAACTACCAAGCTTAAATATACGAATGTTACTTATTGCGCCATCGAGAGCAGCAAGGTCAGCAAGCTTTAACTTTTCAATAACATTAATGTCGTCCATTATGGAATAGATCATAGGATAAGCCCATGCTTTCCAGTCGTCTTTCTTATAATAAAACACCATAGTCTTGTTGGGATCTAAAACATACGGCTTTTTTGTTTTTGCTGCTTCAATTACTGCTTCTGGTAATTGAGCTATTATGACTCTTTCTGCTTCTGTCTTTGGGGAATTAATCATCTTGCGTAAATTACCAGGTAATACTATAGAGTATACCTTCTTGCCAACAAAGCTCGCTAAAGGACCGCCAACAATATCAACAAGAACAGGATCAATAAAAGTATATTTCCAAGGTATTTCCTTTTTCTCTACATCTGGACTAATATCGTTATACGTTAAATTCATGTCAGACTTTGCAGTGCTTTTATACATAGTCTTTTCAGCTTTTGTACTGATCTTTGCTGTTTGTCTATTTATAACAACATTACCAAGACGATAAAGATTATTTAAAAACCTTTCACTTCTATCAACACCACGAATTTTTTGAAACCAGTTCTGGTAGAAGTTCTGTATTTTTTTATTAGGGTGTGAAATCCTTACTCCCTGACTAGCAAAATCGCCCATAAGATCAATAACATTTTTAACTAGACCAACACGATTATAAACGATATCACTTTGCTGAATAATACTTTTAATTTTCCTAGGAATAGATTCTTCAGGACGGAACACATCGTAGTCTCTACGGGTTAGTCCTGGTCTACCGCTAGTTGGCCCTGGTGCTAAATCAGAAAAATCTCTAGGGTAATAGTATCCCGCTGAAGCTCTATCTATACCACTAAATTCTTCTAGACTCCTCGAAGCTTCTGTTAGAGCGTTTCTCTTATCTGTTAGATTCTCGTCGCTCCAGGTAATATAAGCGTTCTCTGGAATTATATTTGCATCTGGTATATTTGTATTTTTGCTCATAATTTTCCTAATTGTATTGTAATATGATTGGCAATAGTATTACAATTTTCATACACTATTATCTGTATATCCCTTTATAAATTTCATCATTTGCTGATTCTGTGAACCAATTAGGCCCCTTGTACATAGAGCCAGTTTTTCCTTTCATAGTTCTCAGGTTTGCTCCGATAACACCATAGTTCATATCTGTAATAAGCTGCCTATTAATTTGCCTAGCAACCATATTAGCAATAATCAATGCACTATAACGGTCTTTACGAAGTTTTCCTTTCTTTCCATTTGGAAGCTTAATATCTGGAGTATCCCATTTATCTCTTCCCCCAACTCCACTACTTGTTTGTGTCATTACAATAGTTGTAAGTTCATCTTTCAATTCTTCTATCTCTAATATACATTCACTTTCATTATCATAGATCTTTTCCATGTCCGTGTCCAGTATATCTTTTCCTTCTCTGTCTAAAGCAAAACCTAAAGAAAGCTCATCGAACCTTGGGAATAATAAAACCTTATCCTCTAAATCTTTTCTTAATCCGTGATTAGCACCTGCTGTCCAATCAGCCTTAGCAAACTGCACTAGTTCTAGAATAT